CTCGCCCGTGAGGGGGTTAGCGTGTTGAATTTCTGCAGGAATGCCCAGTAGGGAAAGCTGAACAAAGCACATTTGCACGCTTTTTAAGTCAATATCTTGTGTAATTACACTCAATTGAGCTTGTGTGCTAGGCGTTCGTTTGCGTGGTTTTGCGGATTTAGCCATTTTCATTTCCTTTTAGACAAAAAGCCACCGTAAAAACGATGGCTTAGGGTTAATTCATCACACTCAACTCAGCCACCGTCACATCTAGCTCAAGTAAAAAGGCTTGTACCTCTTGCTCAATTTCTTGAATTACCGCCTCATCACGGGGAATACGTTTACAGAAATAAGCGAGGTTATCGGGTAGGCGGTTGTCAAAGCTGACAAAATCGCACCATTTTCGTCCAGTTACAGCCATTTGCCATTGCATTTGTTTGTAATAGCGGTCGATTGGCTCTTTTTTGCGGAGCGTTTCAATATGGGTGGCCGTGTTTGGGCATTTGATTTCGATTAAGCCCTCTGCGCCCACTAATCCATCAGGGCTTGCTCCTGCAAAGTTGATTTTGGGGTGGTCGATAAAACTCACTTCTTCCACGCTTTCACCTGTTTCTAATTGATACCAGTTGCGAGCTTCGGCTTCTAGGTCGTTGCCGCGTTGCATGGCAGCAGATTTATAACCCTCTTCGATCTTGCCCGTTAAGCGTTCACACAATAATTGCATCAGGTAATTTTGTCGGCTGGTGGAATAGCCACTTTTGGTTTTTGCCATTAAGTCGGCAATTCTCGAGGCGGTGACTTTGCCACGACGTTGTTCGAACCATTCTGGCGTACCTTGTAAAACTGCCATCTACGCCTCCTCATATTCCGCTTCTTGGATATTGTCATATTGTTTTGCTTTTTCCTTAATTCGGGTAATTTCATTCACCCCCACGATTTGACGCTGCTCTTTGGTCAGCGTGGTTTTCCAATAGGTTTCTAAATGGCTCGTGCCTTTTTTCGATTCCTCTTCAAGCGTAAACACTAACGCCTCAAACTCTGGGTGAGTCGGATTGCCTGTGGTTGCCGATTTTTCAGGCGTGATATTTTGTGAGGTTTTGTCGCTCTCTTGGATGCGTTCTGCTTCGTCAGGCTCGTAAATACCTGACAAGCTAAAGGCAACACGGGCACACTGAATCGCTGCCTTATGGCGTAACATTCGTTTAGGATATTTTCGCCAAGGGTCGGTTTCACGCTTGCATTCATCTAGGTATTCTGTGACGACGGTCGGACGTTGTCTGTCTTTACGGTAAATACGACAAGTGCAGCTTTCTGCATCTTGTTCAAACTCAATTCCATCAAACTGTGGGTGTTTGTTGATGATCGCATACCAACCATCTACGCCTACAATGGGGATAATCCCCCCTTTATTCGGAAAGGCGTAGATTTCATTTGTCCAAGGATTCAATTCATATTGGTTTGCTACCACTAGTAAAGCCACCATTTGATCAGGTGTTACGTTTTGCCCTTTGAAGGCGGTTGCCATTAGCGTTTGAGGTAGGTTTTCACTGCTGCCCATTTCAAAGCGTTCAGCGAGTTTGTGGGTTAAGGTATTTAAAGCTGTGGTCATTTTGATTTCCTTTTAATTGGATTAACCGCTTGCCCGTTTCAATTTTGTAATTCCATCAAGCTAGTTAGTTTAAAGGAAGGCAAGCGGTTAAATTCGTTACAGATTTTGCGATTGGGTTTTCTTGACCATATCGGCAAGGGCTGAGAACATTTCAGGCTCAAGTACGATAGTGTTGGCGTTCGCTCTTCGATCTAGCATTAAGCGAACGTTACCGTTTTTATCGACGAGGTAGCCATTTAAACCGTAAGGGGTAAATGGTTTGCGTTTTATAACAGTTGGTTTCGCTTTTGGCGTATCGTTTTCACTTATCATTTTGGTATTCTCAGGTGGGTAGCCATCATTAAATTTAATCACAGTGGTTTCTGGTTGATGTTCCACTTCTACGTTCGATTTTTGAGTTCTGGTCTCAGTAAGTGGGTTGGTTTTGGCTACTTTTCCTTTGTTGTTAAGCTCAAATTGGATTTCAGTCTCGGTGGTTTTGAGAAGAGGAATACGGGTATTATTTTGTAAGTTGTAATCTTCTATTTTTCGATTCAAGGAGCGAATGCAATTCACCTTATTGGCAAAGGTAATTGTTTTTGCTACTACAACGTGGCTGATAATAAGCTCGCCTTTATAATGGTTTTCAGCTAACTTTAATACTCTGACTTTATTCATTGGATTTCCTTGCGGTGGGTTAAATTCTTACAATGGTTTGCGTTCGCCCGTTATCGGATTGACCGAATAACAAGTGTTATCCCAGTTTGGGAGTGGTGGTCGTCGTTTGGCAATCACGCCTGTTTCGGGCGTTTTTCTGGATTGCGGCATTTCAATTGGTTGCTTGAAACGAAAGCCGTCGAGGGCGTTTCGTCTTTCGATTTCACGGGCAAGATGTGCCATTGCGGATTCTTTGCTTATGAACTTGGAGCGGTACACAATGATGTGGTTGTATCGAACTCGTGCGTACCAAAAACCTCCGTTTCGATGGGTGATTTCACAGGTGGCGTCAATCATGCGGGGCTCCTAAATTCACACAAGTGGCAAGTGGAGATATTTTGGGGAATCACGGGCTCTGGTTGGCTATCGAGACAACCTCCAAGACTTAATACTGCACAAAATAACAGGGCAAAGAAAATGCCTGTTAGGACCTTAAGCAAGGTTTGCATTTTTTCTCTCCTCAATGCACCCATTTCTGGGCGTGTTTAACTAATTCTTCTAGCTCGTAGATTTCGAGTTTGCGAGCGTAGGTGGGGTTGCTTTGGTAGTTTCTTTGGGCTAACTTCAAGGCGATTTGGTATTTTTTAAGGGCTTGTTGTGCGTTCATTTTTCTTTCCTCTTTCGGTGGAAATTTCATCAAAATCTTAAATTTCGGGTGCAAAAAACCGCCCCACAGGAAAGGTGGAGTGTGAGGCGGTGGGAGTAAGGATTATTTAAATACTGCTTTTTTAGCTGTTGGCGTTTCAAGCAGGCTTGCCATACCTTGCACGAACATAAGGCGTTCAGCACTTGCGTGAATGTAGGCTTGGATGTTTTCCATACATTGGCTGAGTGGTTTGCCTAAGTTGTGGAGGTAATGGCTACCAAAGTGGCGGTCGATATCTATACCGATAAAGGTTGGTTGCACTTTGGTACGTAAGTCGCTTGCCTGGTAAAGAAAGTGATAGGCTTGCACCAGTAGGTTTAGGGGTTCGTCTGCAAGCGGTTGGATTTGGTTTGCGTTTTGCGATTCCGATTTATATAGGTTTAAGAACGCTCTTAATACGACAAGATGGAATTGTGGGCTAATCCACATTGCGTAGGCTATTACAAGTTCTTCGCAAGCGTAGGTTCCACCTTGGGTTCCACGGATAGTTTTGAGTGCTTTTGTTTCGCTGTCTTTTTCAATTTCTGCGACAAGATCCTTTGTTGTATCAAGGCGAATAAAGAAAGACGGCTGATGTTTTGATTTTCCGCCACTGGCTTGATGAAGATCGTTTAAAGAGAACAAATTTTCGTGTGAACGAATTGATGTATTAAGAATTGCTAAGTTTGACATTTTTATGCCCTATGTGATTTAAGTTAAGAAATCCGATCATTAAGTAGGTGATCGGGGTTCAACTTACCACACATAGTTGGCGGAGCTTATTCAGATGTGTTGTATATCGCTCTCTCGCCCCGATCTTCGAAAGGTACATTTCTGTACTTTTTCTAAATCTGCAGATCTGCAGATTTAAATTTTAGGCATAAAAAAACCGCTATGCTGTCGGGTGCGGATAACCGCTATGTGTAAGTAAGTGCGGTAATCATAATCCGATGTGAGCGGTGTTGTCAATAACTAATTGTTAATTATGTTCTGCTTTCGTCCATTCTTCAATAAGCGACAAGATTAAGCGAAGCTGTGTGATGCTGAGTTGATTTAGGCTACCACGGATAACACGCGTGAAGGCATCTCGGTTAAATTCGCTGTTTTGTGCGTCGTGGTCTTCCAGTAAAGCATCGCCGATAAGTTCATTTACGGCATCTTCTAGGCTTAATCCGTGAGCTTTGGCATAGCGTTCAAGCCATTCTTGGTATTCAATTCTAACTTCCATCTTTTTTCCTTTGTTGGTTGTTTGAGGTTGTGAAAAGTTAATCCGAAGTAGGGGCGGTTGTCAAATATTTTCCGCATCATAATGAAACCCTCTCTATCTAGTGATATGATTATCAGTGACCAAACTTTAATCTACTTACCGCATTTGGCAAGAATTTTTGCAAGGTCTGTTTATAAATTTTTCTTCACAATTTCTGTAATCTCTTTTGCGTATTTTTCAAAAATTTTTGATTCTTCATTAAAGAAAGCGTCGAACCATTTTTCTATTTGGGTCATAAAAAAATAATGAACGATACAGGAAACAATTAACGAAGTGATAAATGAGATAAATATTGTTTGCATTTTGGTTCTCTTTGAAAGTTATATTATGAAGTTCAGTTGTCAAACAAAAGGGGCGTAAGCCCTTTTTTATCGCTCCGCTTCAATCATCGCATCAATGGTGTTATGCCATACTTCTGTACCAACTAGCTTGCTAGCTAAAATGCCTAAACCTGATGATTTCAGCTTTTCAAGCACTTTATTTTCCATTCGCTCAATGCGTTCTTGCATTGCATATTCAGGCGGTAAGCCTAATGCGTTGTAATCTTCGTAACCTATCATAAGTTGCTCCTTGTTTACCATTTAAAACAGCACACAGCGAGGAAATCCAAGAGTAAAACTCGGCTTACGT